GAAGAAACAATCAAAACAATAGATAACTTAGTTGTTGATCCAACAAAAGATCTTTCTGACGAAGAAAAAGAAGATTTAGAAACTTGGCTACGAAATAGAAAACTACATAAGACCTTAATGAGAATATTCTAAGGAGAAAAAAATGAATATACCTGAACTAGAACAATATGAACCAACCCAGAAGGGCAACGCACTTGTTGTCTTTGATATACCTAACGAACTCTATCACTCTGATGTCGGTAAGAGTTCCAGCTTCTTTCGTAAGTTTGGTGAGAGCCAAATACACGCGCTTGAAGTAGAACAAGAAACGACCAAAGCAATGGAGTTCGGTACTGCCGCTCACTATATGTTAGTAGAGGGCGATGAAGCCTTTCATAATAATGTAGGCGTGATCTTTGGATCTCCGTATACAAAAGCCAACAAAGAAATGAAACAAGAGTTCATACAAAGAGGCTTAGTCGTAATCAACGAAGCCGATATGCACGCTATCAGTCAAATGGATGCTTATATGATTGAAGAAGGCAAGATGTATCTAGACGGCGACGGTAAGATACCCGAGGCATCTTTCTATTGGTTTGAAGACGACGTGTTGTGTAAGTGCAGACCAGACATCATTTGTAAACCGCAAGGACTACACCAGGATTACGAGATAGTCGTTGTCGATTACAAGACCACCTACTCATGCAGTCCTGAGTCGTTCAAAGAATCTGTATTGAAATACGGATATGCAGAACAGGCCGCTTGGTACAGAAGGGGTATGGAAGCTGCGGGATACAAAGTCAAAGAGTTTGTCTTTGTCGCGCAAGAAAAGAAACAACCATTCGCTAGTAAAGTATTTAAGATAACTAACGAACAAATGGACGTGGCTTGGCTGACTATGGAAAAACATCTACACGCTTATATGCGACATCTGAAAGGTGAGAAGCCAAGTATTTATAATAGTCCTAATATTGTTACACTTGATCTAGATGGCCAAGATTAATTCCAGAAACAAAGGCGCTCAGTTTGAGAGAGACGTTGTACGTATACTTAATAACTTTTTTATAGAGGAAGGTATAGACTTTCAAACCAAGCGCAACCTGGATCAATATCAACAACGTGATCTTTGCGATCTACAAATACCCAACCACGCGATAGAGTGTAAGTTCTATAAAGAAGGGGATTGGTTGAAGCCTGAGTGGTGGAGACAAGTATGTGCAAGTTGCGACGACAATATACCTGTATTGATATTCAAATTTAACCGCAAACCGATACGAGTTTGCATACCTCTGTACGCGATCAATCCTGATTGGGTACGCGACAACCAAGCGATAGCCATATTGAGTATGGAGGATTGGTTATCTATCTTAAAAACGAATTGGGCTTTATACGGAAAGTGCTAGGTTGAGCAAGGCCTCTAACGACTCCTAGCGTAGCCGAACGATTATAGTGAGGGTTTACTCGGGGGAGATGCCTCACCTGGAGAAGTATCGTCAGACTCATTCATGCTAGGCGGAAGATCAGCAGCTTTCGGCGCACTTGGAGCCGAACTCTTTTCAGCTGGCAAGAACGATTTGATTTCGTTGCTTGGACCATACTCGTCATCTTCATCACCTTGAATAACGACTCTAGCTACAAAAGTTTTACCTTTGAAATCCCAAGCACTCTTAGGTACTTCAGTAAAACCAACAGCTTTTGACAACCTAGCAAAATCATTATTGGCGTAGCCTCTAATTTCTTCTTGCTTTGTTTTATCGTCATTCATATACCAAAGATTGAAGTTCTTACGCAAAATCCAATTGGCGTAATTATCGCCAGTCACCTTTACTTCTAACTTCAGGTAATCGTTACCAGCTTGCGATTTTGTTTTTTCGCAAGACTCAATAACTACGGGGTAATCCCCTTCTGGAATCGCAGAACTACTCTCTGCTACATCCAAATCTATATCCAATCCTTCAAAGTCACTCATGCTGCACCTCCTGCAAATCCGAGTTTATTAATTACACTAGCTAAGTCGGGTGACTCAAACCCGTCTAGCTTACCCGAACGATCTTTGGCGATATAGTTCTGGCCAATTCTCGTTTGCAACCATCTTGTGGTGACAGTTTTACCTTCTTCATTTTCGTCGTCAAACGTACGAAGAACCAATACTTCATCAAAGAAGTAAGGTATCTGCGTAGGGAGTTTGGCTCCGACCATCATCGGTTGATAATGGTATGCACCCGTTTGTTCGTCACGTTCTCTGCTTTGTTTAGCAATGAATATAACGTGAACAGGCAAGTCCCTAAACCTACGCATCGTTTTGATCATCACTTCGATGACCTCGCCGTACGCACGTCTTGGATCTTTACTCTTGGCTTTTTCTTGCGATAACAAGATTTCTGCCATTTCGGTCACACTATCAAGACAAACGGTGTCGTATTGAAGTTGACCACTTTCTAATAGTTGAGCTATCTCTTCTATCTCAGCAGCTTCCTTAACCTCGATTGCATCGAGATCAGGGGCATCTTTAATAGAGAGAAGACCACTCTCCATACTAACGACCAATGTTTTACCAGGTGCCGTTTGACAAAGAGTTGTTTTACCTACACCACTTTCGCCATATACTAAAAGTTTGGCGCCTTGCGATTCAACTAAATCGCTCGGTGACTTGATGCGGTCCTGAATACTTATGTTCATTTTTTTCTCCAGTTGTTAATGTAAATGTTTTCAGTTACAATTCTAAGAAAACACAATTAGACATATAGTACAGATGAACAAAGCAAAAATCAACCCGAATCAATGGAAGATAAATTACTTCCACAGACAACAACAAATAGGCGAAAAAATACTGATGGATTTATACAGTCAGGGTTTGGAGCCAGCATTTAAGGAGCGTGAAGTGAAACGAGTAACACTAAGTAAATATATTGAATTTATAGGTATAGATACGGCAGCAAAATTATTTGATTGCTCGCCGCATACAGTCAAAGCTTGGAGGTATGGCAATAGGCAACCTTCGACTGAGCAAGCCAAAAAGATAATTATGGCTTCTGAGGGTAAGTTAGACTTCTTTTCAATATACGGTCCTATTGACGAAGAAAGTAAAGACACTAGTGAAGCGGTTGAATAGTGTTAAACGTCAAAGCGTCCGCGCAGGATACTGCGTTGGAACTCGCTCTTGCCTATGCGGAAAGTGGCTATAGCCCTGTCCCATTACTGCGCCATAATAAAGTACCGCCCAAAGAATTAGGCGGATGGCAAAAGTTTAAAGAACGACAACCAACCACAGCAGAAATAACAAAATGGTTTCAAGGCCGTGATGACCTTGTAGTAGCTCTGATATGCGGCAAGTTTATTGTTGTTGATGCCGATACACCAGAAGCTGTCAATTGGGCAGAAACCAATCTACCGAATACTCCTTGTAAAGTTGCAACGGGTAAAGGCATGCACTACTACTACAACAACCCAGAGAACTTCACGACTTGGGTAGCCAGAAGAACAGACACATCAGATCCAGCAAAGCTTATTGATATAAGAGGAGAGGGGGGTCTTATCATTGCGCCTTATAACATACATGCTACAGGTGCGATCTACGAACCTAAGTTTATAGAAGAGTGGGACTGGCATGATACAAATGATTTACCTGATCTGACCAAAGAACATTGGGTGATGATAACTGGTGTTGATAAGTCTAATATCAAAAACATATCGCAACCTTTTGAACTAACTGGTGTAGTGCAAGGTAGTCGTAACGACAACGCAGCTAGATTGGCGGGTAACTTGATAGCCAAAGGCGTCACTATAGAAATGGTGGAGTTTTTCGTACAGTCTTGGAATCAACAAAACAAACCACCTTTACCTAGATCAGAAATATCTACTACGGTAAACTCAATACAAAAGACACACGATAGAAAGAACCAACAAGCGCCAGCATTTATACAACGTAATTACAACGTGAAAGAACCCGTCGATTTATACGAACCACCAGGCATACTCAAAGATGTCTACGAATACTCTGAGGAGATAGCGCAGATACAACAGCCGTCTTTATCTTTGCAGACTTCACTTGCGCTAGGTTCGGTTGCACTTGGTCGTATATATAAAACAGATATGAATAACTTTTCGTCTTTGTTCTTTATGTGTATTGCCAAATCAGGACAAGGTAAGGAGAACGTCAAGACAGTTATTGAGACTATATTAGAAGGTGCTGGGTTTGAAGACTTAATGGCGGGTGACGGTTATACGTCTAGTGGAGCGGTATATAGCTTACTGCGTCATAAACCAACACACGTCACCGTTATGGATGAATTTGGTAAAAGGCTAGAGTCTATATCCAAATCTACCAACTCTAATAAGGAAGACGCCATACAAGTGCTTATGGAGGCTTGGGGACGTTGTCACGGCACGTTAAGGCCAGACAACTACTCTATGATGACTTTCACTCAAAAACAGCAACAGGAAGCTCTAGATCGCCATACAATCAAACCAGCAATCACGCTGATC